ATTAGTTGCTAGTTCATACGCACGTTGAAACGGTATGTCACCGTCACGCACCCCACGTAACCACGCGCCTCGTAGGGCTGGGATCACGTCATAGCCAAGTCCTGTGTATTCTGCCATTGAAAAAATTGCGTGCTCAGGAGAGCCGTATTCATCAGCGCTTTTAAGCGCAACCTCAAGAAGTTCATGTTGAAGTAGTGAGGCCTCACCGCGACTTGACCTAGGATGTGCCTTAGGCAAAAGATCGTTGTCCTGCTTGTAGTTTGGATTTGAGGGACGTCCTGATCTTAAAAGTTTTAGAAACGCGTTAACGCGAGCCATCGCCCAACCATCACGTGACATACCTGGTCTGTGACTAGATGAGAACGCTCCTGCGCCTCTTCTGTAGACTGCCTTTAACATCGGAAGTGTTGCCTTACGCCCAGGAGATGCTTTTGCGTTATGGGTCTCTATCTTGTTGCGAAGTCCTTTTTCTACCCTTTGACTAAATACTATCTTCTTTCCACCCTTGGCAGATCCAGGCGCGTTTTTCTTTGAGCCGTAGATACGGTCCTTCTTAGGAGCTTTGCGTGACGCTGCAAACTCCTGTGCTATTGCTGAATCCTTTGGCACACAGTTTGGAACCATCTTGCCGTTCTTCTCTTTCATTCCAACCTGAACGTAACCGTCCCAGCAAGGACCTTTACCTGCGGCGGTAACCGGTCCTAGTGCGTCTAGGCGAGCAGGGCACATGCATGTAATAGGGCAAGGGCACTCTCCTGAAGGACAGTTCTCACACGCACAGCCAAGCTCATCACAGAAGATACAGTCGTCTTCATTTCTAACAATTACTTCATCCATAGGCATGTCATCAGGTTCTTCATAGTAGTCTGATGAGACAGGCTCCTCAACGTCGGCAGGTGCGTCCTTTAGACGCGAGTAAAGCTCGGCCATCTTAAGAAGAATGTCCGCGGCCTCCTGTGAGGTTGGATCCTTGTGACTATCGTTATGCACCTGGTGTTTGCTCCTGTTCCTGTTCCTGCACAGTCTCATCTAGAGGTGGAGGAGTAAGTCCTGCTGCCTCATCAAGTGCCTGTTGAATCTCGGGGGTTATCGGAGTAGGTGATCCTGCGTTTTGAACCTCGCGGATCTTGTTCATGAACTCGGGAGATATTGCGTTTATCATCGCCTCGCTAAGCTCGGGAGATAGGGCGCCCTTCTCGATAAGAAGACGAATTGCAAGTTCCTTCGCGTCAGGAGCGTCAGCGGCGGAGAATCCGTGAGCTCGTCTCCACGCCTCCATTGAAACTGCCATCCTGTCAAATCCGGAGTCAGCGTCGGCCGCACGGTCATTACGTGTTGCAACCTGTGATGGGTCATACCAGACACAGATACGCTTTACGTCGTCCTCGGTAAAACCTGATGCGATAAGCGCTGGTCGTAGGTAAACAACCGTGATCGCGTCGGCGATTAAAAGCATCAACGGCTCGATGTGTGCCTTGTATAGAGCCTCATCAATTTGAAGTGCGTTTGAGTACTTAACGTTTGCTAGACCTGTTACTACGTCCTTAGGAACGTCAAGGCCTTGAAGGATACGCTCTAGTACACGATCCGCGCGTTGTGCAAGCGCTGGGTCAAATGAACGTTCAAACTTAAACTGCTTAATCTTGTCGCCAAGCTCTGCAGGTCCACGAATAATTAAAGGTACAACCGCGGATGCGGAGTCCTCGTCACGGATCGGAGTTGTCATCGCGTCGATGAGCTGATCCTCAAACTCGTCCTCAGCCTCCTCAACAGTTACGCCAGGATTTATCTCGTTCTCATCGTCATAAGGATAGTCAGGGTCTCCCTGCGCGGCAACTGAGAGGCCGTCTGGCAGATATAAAGCTCCTGCGTTTAATCGTGAGCGTGCGGTTGCACGAAACGTTCTGTTTAGAAGTAGAAGCTCAGCACAAAGATCAAGCAGACCTCTTAAGCTTGAGTCAGCCTCCTCAGAGTAGCGTGGGTGCGCTCGCCAGATACGTCCAACGAACGCCTGGTTTGGAAGTTTAATTGCATTGCTATGTCCACCGCGTCCTGCGGACGTTACGTCGCGACGTGGAATGATCATGTATGCGTTCTTTGAGTCAACCTGTAGTTCGTCTGTTGAGCGAATATCCCATGACTCTGGAGTTCCTGTTCCTGCCTTTGCAGGGAACTGAACTAGGTAGCACTCTCCTGAAACTGAGAGATTTAACGCTGCATCGCGTAATAAACCAGCCTGTCCTCCGTATGCGGAGTCAAGTCTTGCAAGTGCACGCTCAGCTGCGGCGGCAAGACGAGGATCAATAAAGTTACTTGAGCGAACTGAAACTGGAGTCTCCGCTGGGTTATCAACTGCCGCCGCGTAGAGACGAATTCTTGAGACGACGGACGCAACTAGGTTAAACGCGTACTTAACCTCACCGATCGCGTCGTAGTACTCCCAAGCTTCACCTTGCCAGTCGCTTGAGGCTCCTGCACGGCGTTGCTTAAAGTGTTCAACCTCGCCCTTGTCATTAAGAGGAATGCGAGCGGCAGCCGCCGTCATTGCTCGTGGCGTAGAGTATGGAAGTGATTGTGCAAAGTTTGATTCGCTTGTGATTAGTGTAACTTGAGTAGGAACAGGCTTGGTGTTGTTAACCGGGCGAGACGTTAGACGTCCTCGGCGCGGTTTGTCTTTTCTAAATACTGCCATGTGTTGCTCCTCGTCGTTAACTAACGGAACGTTGGATCATTACTGGTCCAGGCGCGCGGTTATAAGGCTTGATACTGCCGACAGGGCAAATATACACCCTATCAGCAAAGTGATACTTGGATTTATTGCATAAAAGATCACTGCCGGAAGCGCGACCCACATTGAGACGCACCACTCGCAGGTGAAGAAAAATCCTATGTAACTTTTCTCCGGAGGGAACCGATCCCAGATCTTGTCTCTTAGGGAGGCAAAGATCTCGTCGGAAACGATCGCCCTAGTTAGTCGAAATATTGCCAGGGCAAGTATGATAAACGTGATTCCTGACATGTGTGTTATATGGTATAGGTTCATGATGTTGGGTCCTTAATCGAGTCCATCGTTTGGTAGGGGCTCCAGCTCCGCAGACGGCTTCCGCAGTTGCAGCCCTTTTGATACTTAAACGCGATGATCTTTCCAGACTGTGTTATGAGCTGGGAGTCATCCGTCTTGTTTCCGGACCAGTTAAGGTCCGCAAGTCTTTCTGAGAAAATTAAACGTGGTCCGGTGTGGTGGTCAGCCGCGACCATTACTATGTCACCCTTGTCATCCGAGGTAACGACGATACGTACCCGCTCAAGATAACGAGCGCCAGTCGGAAGATCTGAACTCTTCACCGCAACTGACCTAAAGTCATCGACAACGTTTGGTGGAACTACGGTTATGAACGCCGGAAATAGATCGTGAAGTACCCTCATGCTGCAAGTGCCCTATCTACTCGACGTTTCATCGCACGGTAGGTAACTCCTGACGCACGGGCAAGTTCCGACACGGTAACACCCTTTAGGTAGAGTTGTCCTGCGATACTTGTTAGTTCAATATTCGCGGTGAAGGAAGAGGACGATGGAGTTGTTCGAGATCGGTAGCGTCGTGCCAGCGGTGAAAGTCTTGCGATTACCAACTGCTCGTCGTGCGGAATTCCTGGAGACCTAGGGCGCTGTCTCACGGACCTTGGCTTCTTCACAGGAGGAACGGGTACGTCACCAAGTGATACGACCGTCTCCGGAAGATCCTTAACTACCCAGGAACGAATCGTTGATCTTCTGCGCGGTGGGTTAAACGCATCGGCGATGGACTGCAACGTCCACCCAGCCTCACTAAGATCCTGGACCCTTCTCCATAAACTCTCCTTTGACAGAGTGGCAATCAGGTCCTGCTCGCTCTTTGGTAGATCCGGAGTATGCATGTAGATACCGTATCATACTCTTTTGCCTATGTGTACATTTTGCGGCGATAAGATGATGTACAATTCGGATTATTTGATACCTTAAGGTTAAGTGCCTTGGACGTGAGAGACAGCCTCGTATAGGGAGAGAGACTTTCCAAAACGTCTCCAACTATTTTCTAAGATAAAAATATTTTAAGAAATCTACAATAAAAAAGACCATGCACCTTGCGATACATGGTCCTTTATAAGTCTTAGGTTATAAGACAACGTTTACGTTTGTATCTCCTTCAAAGATCTTACTAAAGGTGTCAGCGTCTACCTTTCCAGTAGCTGCCAATCCTTTGTCCTGTTGGAACTTCTCAACGGACATCATGGTGAGTTCTCCAAGCCATCCATCCTTGTCGCCTACCACGTCTTTATATCCTAGTTCCTCTAGGCGACGTTGAAGGTGGTGGATAGTTAATGACTTGCGCTCATAGATATTCTTGTATACACACTTGGCTAGGTATACATCGTCTGTGTCGCCTGTACCGACGACGTGTTTCTCTGCAGGCTTAGCTACCACGGGGATAGGCTCAACCTCAAGAACAACAACAGGTTCAGGTTCAGGTTCCTCAACTGCAATAGGCTTAGGTTCCTCAACCTCTACAGGTTCAGGAGCTGGTGCCGCAGGGATATCAATGACCACCGTAGGGCTATCATCAACTACCGCAGGGATATTGTTTATGTCTAAGTTTTCTTGGTCCATAGGTTTATCTTACTCTAAGACTTTCCTATTGACTTGGGAAACTCCGACATGAGC